TTTGAAGATGCAGAAGGCAATTCATTGCTACAAGCTATTGAAGTCAGGTTTGTAAAGCCAAGTGAGTGAAATCACACCAGAAATTCGCCAAGCTGTTAGTGCAGTTGATTTTCCGATCAAGCTACAGTTTCTATTCGATCCATGCAGATATAAGGTTCTTTATGGTGGTCGTGGTGGGGCTAAATCTTGGGGCGTTGCTCGTGCATTACTTGTCATTGGCGTAAAGAAGCCTACAAGGGTGCTATGCGCTCGTGAGTTTCAGAATTCTATTGGCCAATCAGTTCACAAACTGCTATCTGACCAAATCATTGCTTTAAAACTAGAATCATTCTATGAAATTACACAAAACTCGATTAGAGGCAAAAATGGCTCAGAGTTCGCCTTTGTGGGCCTCAAAAACAATGTCACAAATATTAAGTCATATGAGGGCGTGGATATATGTTGGGTCGAAGAAGCGCAGTCAGTTTCGAAAACCTCGTGGAATATACTTATACCAACCATTCGTAAAGAAGCTTCAGAAATTTGGATTACATTCAACCCTGAGCTTGAAACAGACGAAACATATCAAAGGTTTGTGGTATCGCCACCAGAAAACTGCAAGATCGCAAAGATTAATTGGTCTGATAACCCATGGTTTCCCGATACGCTAAGACTTGAGAAAGATGCGCTTTTTAGCAGGGATAGAGAAGCTTACAACACAGTCTGGGAAGGTTTATGCCGTCAGGCTGTAGATGGCGCTATCTTTGCCAAAGAGATGACTTTAGCTGATTTAGATGGAAGGATTACCAATGTCCCATACGATCCAATTAAGCCTGTTCACGCTGTATTTGATTTGGGCTGGGCAGATGCTACTGCTATTTGGTTTGTTCAGTTTATTAGCCAAGAAGTCAGATTAATACGTTATTACGAGAACACTCAACAGACAATCGCTCATTATCTTGCTAAAATACAGTCCTATGGATACGTTATCGACACTTTGTGGCTCCCTCACGATGCAGGGAATAAAACTCTATCTTCAAATGGTAGAAGTATCGAAGAAATCGTTAGAGCTGCGGGATACAATACTAGAGTCATTGAAAGAACCCCGATAGCAGACTCAATAAACGCTGCACGAATGATGTTTAATAAGTGTTGGTTTGATCGCAATAACACTCACGATGGTTTGCAATGCTTGCGCCATTACAGATATGACGTTGATCCTGACACCAAACAATTCTCACAAAAACCATTGCACGATAACTACAGCCACGGAGCAGATGCTTTCCGTTACATCGGGCTTATGGTTAACGAACCAAGAAAAGCACCGAAACAGCCAAAAACTTATCAACTACCTAGCTCATGGATGGGCTAAAATGTGTAGTAAAAACACAACAAATGTCTTAAAATCGGGCAAAGAATAAGGAATCTTATGGCATACGATAGAGTTGCAGACGAACAATCAGATGGCAGAATAGAAGAAGCCAAGCAGTTTTTACGACTGTGTAATGACTCTGACAGCAACAATCGTGCTGAAGCTCTTGACGATGTGCGTTTTGCAGCAGGAGATCAATGGCCTGTAGATGTGCAAAATAGCCGTGTATTAGAAGCTCGCCCATGTTTGACAATTAATAAGCTAGATGCTTATATTCGTCAAATCTGCAATCAACAACGCCAGCAACGCCCACGCATTAAAGTGCATGGCATGAACAATGAATCAGATGCCAAAGTTGCTGAGATCATTACAGGCATTACTCGTCACATTGAGAATCAATCTGATGCTGACCAGGCTTATGATCATGCTTTTGAGTATTGCGTGAAGATGGGCTGGGGCTACTGGCGTGTTACTACAGACTATGTAAGGGATGACAGTTTTGACCAAGAAATCTACATTAAGCGTATTGAGAACCCTTTTACTGTGTATTTTGACCCTAATAGCGTTCAGCCCGATGGTAGTGATGCTGAAAAATGCTTGGTTACAACCGTTGTCAGTAAAGCTGTGTTCAAAACAATGTATCCAAACGCTGAATCTGAGCAAGGATTTTCCAGTCGAGGAACGGGAGATACGGAGTCGGAATGGGTTACGAAAGAAGATATACGCATAGCTGAGTATTTCTACACAGAACGCACAAAAGAAATGCTTTTACAGCTCTCAGATGGCACAACAGGCTTTAGCGATGAAATCCCTAAAAAAGAAGTATTAGAAGCTGCTGGCATTACTGTCGTAGATAAGCGTGAAACTTGGCGCAAAAAGATCAAATGGTGCAAGCTAACTGCTATGCAAATCCTTGAAGAAGGCGAATGGGCTGGTAAATTCATACCTATCGTGCCAGTTTACGGTCAAGAAGTCAGAGTTGACGATAAGCACAAGAAGTTTGGTCTTGTTCGCATGGCTAAAGACCCACAGCGTATGTATAACTACTGGTCAACTGCTCTTACTGAGTCTGTTGCGCTTGCGCCTAAAGCTAAATGGCTGCTTGCTGAAGGTCAAGATGAAGGTCATGAGAACGAATGGGCAATGGCTAACATCAAAGCTATGCCTGTATTGCGTTACAAGCAAACAGACATTGAGGGCAGACCTGCACCAGCTCCTACACGCTTACAGCCAGAGCCACCACCATCAGGCATTGTTACTGCTTTGCAAGGCTTAAATGGCGATTTACAAGCTGTTGTAGGTATTTTTGACCCTAGCCAGTTGCCACAAGGCAATATGTCAGGCAAAGCATTGCAAGGTCAGCAAATGCAAGTGGATATGACCAATTTCCACTACTACGACAACTTAACTCGTTCTATTCGTCACACAGGCCGTATCATTCTTGATTTAATCCCTAAAATTTATGACAGAGAGCGTGTCATGCGTATCATTGGTGATGATGGCAAGCCTGAAATGGTTACTATCAATCAGCAAGGTCAAGACGATCAAGGCGTGGCTAAAGTGCTAAATGACGTTACTGTAGGTGAATATGACGTAGTGATGGAAACAGGCCCTGGCTACAACTCTAAACGTCAAGAAGCTGTAGATTCTATGGTTCAGATGCTTTCAGTTGATCCTAACTTAATGCAACAAGCTGGTGATTTGATCTTTAGAAATATGGATTTCCCTGGTGCAGATGTCATTGCTGATCGTTTGGCTGCTGTTAACCCAATGGCGCAAATTGACGATAAGTCACCAATCCCACCACAAGTTCAAATGCAGTTGGCTAACGCTAAACAGCAAATGCAACAGCTACAGCAACAGAATCAGCAATTGCAGATGATGATCAAGCAACGCCAAGACATTGAAGGCGTTAAGCAAGAAGCTGAAACTAAGCGTGAACTTATGCGCCAGACTACTAAAGCACACGATACAGAGATGCGTGATGCTACTAAGCAGACTGACACAGTTATTAACAATCAAACTAAAATTGAGATTGAACAACTTAAAGCGCAAGTAGCTATACTACTAGCTAGTATGGATCACAGACAAGCGCAATTAGCTAATCAAGAAACCACAGAAAGGGCCATTTAAAATGCCAACAGTAACTTCAGCCAATCGTGAAGAATTTATTCGCAAAGAAATGGCAAAAAAATCAGGCACTCCTATGTCTGCAAGAACTGCACCCATTCACATGGGAAATTGGATGAAAAAATACAAAGAATATGAAGATAAAAATTATCATTCAGAAAATGTGGTTCGCTTAGCAAATTTGGTTGGTCATCACGAGCATCACCAAGAAGCTATGGATATTATGAAACGTCATCACGAACGTGGTCATTTGGATGAAAAAGATTCAAAAAGACGTAACGAAATTGATAGAGAACATTATCCTAAAGCCGTTTCTATGCACGAAGAATGGCAAAAAAGAAATAAATAATGTTGTAAAAAAGCAACATAAATGTTATAAATGAATTTGCATTACCTACCTGTGGGTTCACAGGGTTAATTCTTGAGGGAATCTCATGTCAGAAGCAGAAGTAGTAAGAACAGCATCAAATGTAGTAACAAGTGAAAATTTAGCTGATTTCCATGCTGAAAAATTAGGTTTAGCTAGTGATGAAGCTCCTGTTGAGGCTGCGCCAGTTGAGGAAACTCCTGACACAGAGCCAGCAGTTGAAGCTCAAGCTGAGAGTGAACCAGAGGCAGAAGAAGAAGCGGAAGTAACAGACAAGCCTAAACAAAATCC